ATAGGATGTGCGATTGATTGTTGTTGTGTTAGGATTGCTATCAGTTCTAACAGCCTGGAATTCAGTTGAACCATTCCTCCAATACATGGCAACGTTATCGCCACCGGAGATACCACCAATCCAACCTCGATCGCCTGCTGTTACTGCAACTGAACCGGATGTGAAACCAAACCCAACAAGCGGATCTTCAACAGTAAATGTTTCAACATCAGCTGTCACTGTTGTACCATTGACTGTGAGATCTCCTGGAATAACAACGTTACCTGCGGCCGTGAGGGTTATCGCAGTGTTACCGCCTGAGGACTTGATGTCGTTGCCCGTGACTGTGAGATCGCCAGCAACAGTGACGTTTCCTGACGTGTCAAGTGTTAGAGCAACTGTTCCGTTAGAAGCTTGGATGTCATTGCCGCCGACCTTGATGTCACCTGCGAATGTCGTCAAAGTATTTGACGTCATCGTGATGTTGGTCTGATTGTCAGAGGCGATGATGTCATTGCCTGCAACCTTGAGGTCGCCTGAAATTGTTGTGACGCCGCCCGAAGGTCCGATGTTAAATGCTGACGAAGCCCCTGCACCAAAATTAATTGTGGTTGCTGTGTCATTGAATAGAGCAACTGAAGCGCCGCCTGCCTTGAGAGTTGATGCTGTAAGTGCTGTTGGAATTGCAGCTTGTCCCACAGTTAATCGACCCGTGCTGGAATCAAAGGTAAAAGTAGAAGAACCCGCAAGAGACCCACTGTTATTGTACTGAACTTCTGTGTTATTGCCACCCGCTGCTGCAGCAGCAAGCGCTGTCAGCGTTCTGCCCGAAGCGTTGTTGCCATCAAAGAATGTTATGTTGCTTCCATTGAGTTCAATTCTATTAGCAAAAGAACCGAACTGGACGTCATTTGAAGTAATTGTGACTGAGCCCGTGCCAATAGTTAAGCTTCCGCTGACAACAGCGTCACCACCGAACAATGAAACAGTTCTTTCTGCTGCTCCCTTGCCGCCGCGGGAGCCAGAAACGAAGAAGCTGACGTCTGCACCCGGAAGTTGGGAGGGGAATAGAGCGTCTGGGCGGTTGGCTACGATTACTGTGCCTGAAACCGCTACGAGTGAATTTGTTTGTTGACTACCCGATATACTGCCGACAAAAGCCATTGTTGATTACTCCTATTTTAAGATCTTCTCTAAATATGAACGATAATGTCAAAAATAAAATTAATAGTTTACAATCAAATCAACACACGTATCACTCTATTTTATCATCAAGCTCAGGCACTCTCTCAAGCACGAACTTGTAACGGTGTCCTGTCTTGTTAAACCTGATGGACAAGAAATCCTCTTCTTCGATGAGGGTATAATCTCCTCTGTCGTTGCGAAGGTGTAAGTCACCCGTGTACACGTTTGCCCACCTCTTAGCAGGTGCGCCGAGGTCGTAAAGCCTGTCTTCATCGGGCGTGATATTTCCTTTCATGCCCAAAGAACCTGTTACTTGTAAACCGCTCGGATCCACTCTCAATACGTCGCTTCTATTCGCATTATCTGATCCTGAGCCGTTACCGATCACGAGAAGCGATGCAGTATTATCTCTCTTGTTATACTGTCCTATTGCTGCTTGATATGTTCCTGATGCTATGGTAGATAAACCGCTTGTGAAAGAATAATTGGCAAAAGCTACTGTATTTTGTCCTTGTGCATGAGAATAATCTCCTTTTGCAGTAGTGCCTGATCCCTCAGCATGTGATCCATAGCCCGTAGCACTTGTTTGATCACCCTCGGCGTGAGAATAATCATTTGTGGCCGTCGTCAATAGGCCTTCGGCATGTGAATATTGCCCGGATGATGTAGATCTATCGCCCTCAGCGTGAGATGCAAATCCAGAAGCAGAAGTATCTATTCCTTCTGCGTGTGAGTAATGACCTGACGCTGTACTAGTTCCCTCTGCATGTGAATATTGCCCGGATGCAACTGAATTCCAACCTTGTGCATGTGAATAAATGCCACTAGCTGTTGTAGTTTTACCCTGTGCAAGTGCACCTGAGATGACAGTATCACCACCAAGAACAGCTCTCTTGTCGTTAACTCCAGAGGCACCGATAGAACCAGAGACGTAAAAGAATATATTTGTGCCTTTGTCTGCGGGTGAATCAACTGAAGATTCACCACCTCTTATGGCGACAGAACCTGACGTAAAGATAGATCCTGCTGTAGTACTATCAAAATAGCTGGTTCCGGATGCAAGGCCCGTGACTGTAATCGATCCGTTCGAGGCCGATGAAATCGTGATGTTGTTGCCTGCGATGAGATACGATGTGCCATCTGTGAGCTGCGTGAGTGAACCGCTCAAACCGGCATTGTGCTTTGTGGCGCCTGTAAAAGTTGTGCCACTCACTGTTGCGACGACAGAATTGTCAATCGATAGTGTGTAGAGCCCACCCGTTCCACTGCCGGTCAAACCTGTGCTCGGTGTAATAACGAACTCGTTAGAAAGAGAACCCGTTGCAGAGAAGACTAGATAAGATGCATTTGGGTCTCCGCTTCCACCGCCTCCTCCCGAAGCCGTTGAACTGATGGTGACAGCGCCGTTTGATGCAGACGTAATTTCAATGTTGGTTCCTGCAATGAGGTATGACGTACCATCTGCTAGTTTAGTTAGAGAACCGCTAAGTCCTTGTTTGACTGTAAATGAACCGCTGGCGAATACATCGCCCCCAAAGACGCTAACTTTGGGTGTTGCTGTTGGCCCAATAGTTCCTGAGACATAGAAGAATACGTTAGATCCTATCTCGTCAGTATATTCGTTTCCAAAAGAAACATTTGACGTAGATCTTGCAAAAGAACCTGATTTGACAAACACAGGATAGATTGTTGAGAACAGAACCCAAGTTTGATTTGTCGAATCAACTGTAATTGGATCAGGCGTCGACAAGATCCATGCCGTACCATTATTTTCAGTACCCTCTTCGACATAGACAGCAGCACCGCTAGTGAGCGTATCTTGTGTGGCATCAAGCGTGCGTGTTAGTTTACCAGTTGCAACATAGTAAATGTAAATGCCATTTTCTGCAGCATTTGTCTGGTCTTTTACGAGTACTCTATCTTCGTCTGCAAAACTAATACCATCTAAGCCACCAACTGTTGAAGTTAGATCTATGTTCTCTGTAGAAGCAGCTCGAACGGATTGTTTCCAGTCAATACCTGCAACAACTTCATCAGTGTATTCTTTATACGCCAAAATTGACGTATCAGTCGCTCTCGGAAGAGGTCTGTAGTACCCATATACCTTCCTAAATCGCTGTGAGTCTCTATAACTCATGATTCGTCAAACTTTCTGCATATGATGAACGATTTCATTTGGACTCGGATAACTATTACTCGAAGTTGGCGACATGACTTGTATTATAAGCAGGAAACCTCAAGTTTCTAAATTAATGTACAACTTCAAAAAACATTGATAAATAGAGCCGCGGATAAATTTCCGTAGAAATTAGACAAATTTAGGAGAAAACAATGTTTAATGCAAAAACACTCGGATTCGTTATGTTAGCTGGACTTACGAGCTGCGCTGATAAGTCGAAGACCGCCGACGATGCGGCTTCTGCATCTGCTACAGCTACAGCTAGCGCACCTGCAGTTGAAGTCTCTGCAGTTCCGACAGCTAGCGCGTCAGCAGTTCCAGCCGTCTCAGCAACAGCTGCAGCATCTGCCGCTCCTGCTGTTTCGGCAAAGCCCGCTGAGCAGTGCGGGCACTGATGAAAAGCAGCCGATGATGTCTAGCAGTGATATCATTGACGACTTTTCACCACGTTTAAAATACGGCTTCTTGTCTAATTTTTATCCTAGCACGATCTACATAGACAAGAAGCCGTTTCCTTCTGTAGAGCACGCTTATCAAGCTCATAAGACGCTAGATGAGTCTACAAAAGAGATGATAAGAAAAGCAAAGACGCCGCAAGAAGCAAAAAAGCTAGGAAGATGTGTTCAGCTGAGACCAGACTGGGATGATGTAAAGATCTCGTTAATGAGGACTTTCTTGAAGCAGAAGTTTGATAATCCCTTTCTAAGCAACATGCTTATTAACACGGGAGAAGCACAGCTGATACACGTTAATACATGGAACGATAGAGTCTGGGGCGTGTGTCGGGGCACGGGAGAAAATTGGCTTGGACGAATTCTCATGGAGATTAGACAAGAAATAATTTCAACAAATACAAATAACTCTTTATAAATTGAACCATTAATGTTATAATCTTTTCAGGAACTATACATGAAAAGAGACCTTAAGCAGGTTATCCTCTTGCGAAGAGATATGAAGCTAAGAAGAGCTGAGGCTGCTGCTCTAGCCTCTAAAGCATCAATGGCATTCATCGTTGAGGGTGACGAATCAGACCGCAGCGGAACAGTTCAAGTGGACATAACGGGCATCGAGGCTGAGTGGATGCTTGGGTCTGCGACTCGAATTGTGCTGGGTGTGTCTTCAGAGGAAACTATGCGCAAGCTTCTTCTAAAAGCTGAGATTCAGGGAGTCTCTACGTATGAGATCCTAGGATCGTCAAGCGGAAAAACTGACGAAGGGATTCAACTCATTGCTGCTGCCCTAGGGCCGGACGAGGGTGACAAGCTTGATTTAATCACAGGTAATCTCAAATTATTTTAAGAGATCTCATTACTTATAGAGGACAATAGGTGAAAAAAATAAGAATTAGCCTCAGAGACTCTTCGAAAAAGTGGTCCTTGCCGCTATATGAATCTCTTGAGTCTCTCACTTATATGTACGGCAGCTTGTCAAAAGACTCCACATTTCGCGAGATCATCACTCTCAAAAAGGGTGAATTTTTAGAGATCGAGTGGTGCGGTGTGGACTACTGTCAGATCGATGATTTTGGTATCTTTCTTGATGAAAAAGTCTCGCGCACGCAGATGTTGCAGCACTGCGACAACGTGAGGATAGGAAAATCAGTTAGAAAGTCTGGGAGATCTGGATTTGACTACGTCGTCGGTTATAGCGGTTGGGTACCTGGGAATGTCATTCCATGGAACCCACGGAATGCGCCAGATTATCTAAAAGTAATTGAATTAAAAGGTCGGTTTAAACCACGTATCGAATTCTCTGAATTATTTGAGACAAAAGAAGATTCCACTACGAGCTTACTCCTAGAGATCGCAGAAGACGCTGGTATCTGCTGATCAACCGCAGTGGTATGTGCAGCCCACGAAAGCGCGTCGATAAGTGACACCTTCGTGCTGGAATTCTTCGCACTGGTAGAAGCCATTATCTAACGTGAAGTCGCAGTCGCAGGTGATCTTTGCTACAGTGTAGTTGTGAAGCAGATCATCATCTTGTTTCATGCCATAGCCGGGTATCTCGCAAGTGGTAATGTAGTCACCGTTCTCTAGATTTCCATTAATGTTACACACCCAGATGGCTCCTTCACCGATGGCGTTGATAAATACTCTATTATCTTCTTGACCTCCCGACTCTAGCACGCTGACAAATTTTCCTACAGAAAATTCTCTAGCACCATCAGAAACATCTTCAATCATTGAAACAATTCCAAACGCTCTCTTGTCATTTCTAGCTGACGCTAATTGGACTGTTGGAGTTGCGTCATTAATTCCGATGTTTCTATTGTAAGAACCGGTCGTTGAACCTGAGACAGGATTGAGATAGTCACCTGACGCAACTACTATCAGTCCTGATTTGTCATTAAAGTTTTCAATAACACCAAACGCAGGTACGCATCTATGCTGACCTGTGAAATTCATTAGTGTGAATGCATTTGCAGCGCTGTTAATATACGCCTGTATTGTTGATGCACCACCGTCTCCTCCTACGCTCGACAAATCCCAGCTAAACCAAAGATGATTATCCGTGCCAGCGCCAATTATCCATCCGTCGCCGTCGTCATCTTCTATGCGTAATGCAGCACCATTATCTGTTACAGCAGTGCCAGATCTTGATGGATCCGACCTTTGTTTGATGTGTATACCCGATCTATTGGGTGTACGCCCAGGCAAGTTAATGCCGATACTTCCAGTCAGCATGATAGATGTGCCGGATAGAATTAGTGACCCGCCGTCGACTCTAGACATTAGGGTCAGTGAATTGCTACCGCTAATTGTAGTTGAATTACCTGTAATTCTGGTTGTTAAAGATCCTGTAAATGTCGTAACATTTGTATCAATTTGTGCAATTGCATTTCCATTGTTAGCTATGAACACGCTCTTGCTAGACGGTGCATTTAAGAAAGTATCTCCCGTGCTTGATTGGACCAGGGCGTAGTTCAATCCCGTATGGTCCAATGCTTTATGTCCAAACATTGCATAGATGCCCGGAAATGTTGTCTTGGACCACGGTAGTTCACCAATCTCAGCAGTACCTATGAAAGCTTCAGCGAGAGAGTTTGTTGATCCAGTTATTGTAGTTGCAGCCCCGGAACCTGACAGTGTAATTCCACCGGAACCAGCATTTATTCTAATTGATGAAGCGTCTTGCGAACTACCTATTGTCGTTGTAGGAGTGCCAGAAGTTCCAATTGAAATTGTGTCACCAAAGATTGTTGTTGTAGATTGACCTTCACCTTGCGGGCTAGATGTGCTGTAGTTGCCAATGCCTATTATGTTTCTAGAGAAACCAACTCCGGCTGTTCCTATGTTGATTGTCGTTGTTGTAGTGCTAGGAGAAGTTGTACTAACATTTCCAATATTAATAGACTGGTCCGACGTTGATCTACCGATAACAATGCTACCTGTGCTTGTCTCTCCACCGATGTAGTAAGGTGTACCGAAAGATCCTGTGATGTACACGCCTCCTGTTCCACCGTACAGACCAGTTGCAGATCCATATGAGTCATTACCCAATAGCGTAGTAGTCGTGACTCCAGCTCTGCCCGTAAAGGTCATTAAGCCGTCGCTACATAGTCCTAGATCATTATTGTTGTTTCTAAAATAAGCAGCTTGTCCTGAGGCTGCGTTCAGCGCAGTCGCTCCAACAGAGCTCTGAAGCAAGGCATAATTTCCAAGAGCACCATGATTTAGAGTAGCATGTCCAAACATGGCAAATACTGTTGGATCTGCAGTATATGCTGGGAATGATCCTATTTCAGCAGCGCCTGCCTGAAGATCTGCTGTTGATGTCGTCACTCCTCGACACGTGATACTTCCTGTTATCAGTATGGTCGATCTAGTTGCGCCATCGTTATCACCAATTTTAATGCTATTTCCACCAATGTAGACTTCGCTGCCAGGTGTTCCACCTGTCAAATATCCTGAGTCTATTCTGCCGATGTACACCTTCTTTAGGCCCAATGATGAAGATGCTATAGAAATTGTAGCTACGCCACCTGTCCCAGTAGCATTTCCTATATTGATCAACTGAGTGTTACCTGAACTCGTCGCACCGTTTGCGATACTCACAGTGTTGTTAGCAGTTGATCTACCGACTCTTATTTCACCTGTGCCTAATTCGCTGCCTACTGTATAGGTCGTATTAGTTGTACCCGATAGCAGCATGTTGCCAGTACCTGCTAGCAAAGTCAAAGATGATCCTTGACCTAATGCATTAGAGCTAACGGAGCCAACCGTCACCACATTTCTTCCTGCTCCGGTACCCGCGTTGATTGTTTGAGTATTTGCAGTTAAAGATGCTCCGGTACCAATGTTGACAGTATTCTCTGCAGTCGTGCATATGTTGAGAATTGATGCGCTCTGCAAAAGATTAAATGTTGAGGCTGTTGTGTTTTGGTCCCCACCATTGACGTTTAGATCACCAGATATTGTCAATGTGTCTGTTGTCTTATTGTACGTAAGACCGGAGTCTCCACCAAATGATCCCCCGTCATTAAACTGCACATATGTGTCTAAGCCACCCGGTGTTCCTCCTGCTGACGATATCGTCACTGCACCATTAGAAGCTGAAGAGATAGTAATATTGGAACCAGCAATGAGGTAAGATGTACCGTCAACTAATTTTGTGAGAGACCCACTGAGACCCTGATTAAATCTCGCTGAACCGCTGACAGATAAACCAGAAGTACCCGCCTGTAGAACCATGGGAGATGTTCCCGATTTAGAACCAATCGTTACATCCGACGTTCCTGTTCCTGCTGCGATGTTAACCGTCTGTGTGAAAGACGTACTGTTGCCTGCATTACCAATATCGATTCTATTAGTCGACTTAGACCTGCCAAGTGTTATTGTACCAGTACCACCGGGACCACCGACCGTATAGTCTGTTGAAACAGCACCAGTTAAAAGCATGTTTCCTGTGCCGGCGCGCAGGAGGAGACTTGATCTATCGTACGTACTTCCGACTACGACATCCTGATTTGATGCATTATTTCCAGTACCAAGATTCACATTTCTATCGGCAGAATTATGGCCGACGTTTAAGTCACCCGTACCCGCATAAATCGTAGTTGCAGAATCAAGGGTCGTGTTACCCAACGCCATATTCGTTTTTGTAGAAGTTTCTCCGGTCAATGATATCGCATCTATGCCCGTTCCCAAAAGATTGTTCGTTAAAAATCCCATTATTGTATTGTTGACGGACAAAATTAACGACTTATCATTAGACGCATTTATAGCAGTATTTCCTGTGTTATCTTGGTATATCGCGTAGTTGGTGACAGCTGTTGAATGGTCGAGATCTTTGTGCCCAAACATCGCATAGACACCAGAAGATCCACCTCCATCGAAGTATGGAAAAGATCCTACAGCTGCGTTACCAAGAGTTGCATCAGTCGCTGATGTCGTGCCTCCTGTCACAATGATACGACCGGGCACAGTTACGTTATTAGAAGCGTCTATTGTGACGCTTGTATTGCTGAGTAATTTTCCTGTTGTGTCTGTGTACTTTGCAATAGCATTAGTAGTTGAACTTGCAGGTCCAACCACGTCACCTGAACCACCGCCACCTCCCCCTGTTGATGAAATTGTGACGCTACCACCAGGACCACCATCTGTTATGGTAATGTTAGATCCTGCAGTTAGGACTCTTTCATTTGGTAATGCTGGAGACGAAGATAAGACTATATAAGAAGGATCAGTTGTTGCAGGACCATAGCTTTCTATGGCGTCTTGGATTGTCTTGTTGAGCGCAGAATTCTTATCGTCTAATAAGACCTGATTTCCGTCTGATAGAGTTGACCATGCCGCACCCGTCCAGACAAAGCCGATGCATCCATCTTTATAGTTCATCAGCTTACTATCGCTTCCGTCTATTTTAGAGCCTTGAATCTTTATTGCGCAGACGTCTGCAGTTCCTGAAGCATCTTTGATGTAGCAGACTTGACCAATTCTTGGATCTTGTGGAAGTATTACTGTAATCGTCTGTTTTAAGTCTTCGAGTTGACTGTACGCAACACCCGTTCTTAGAATTTCAAACGGGAGAATTGAGACAAGAAAGATCGTGGCATCTGGTGGGAAATAGATTGTTTGACTAGGCTGGGCCTCAACAAATGCAGAACTGTATGAAATTCTGCCCGTGAGTTGCAATTCACTTGGTTTTTCAGGTAGACCCACTTGAAAGTCTGAGAGAACAGCTGTTCTCATTAGCTCGGCATTTTCATCCGAGCTACTCAGCAGATAAGCGAAGGCATCATTTGGATTTTTCCCTGTCGGTATAGTCATGTTTTCTCTACCTGCGAGAAGTGATCGTCAAATTTCTAAGCGCTGAATTTGCTGCAGGTGCAGCTAGCACTGCAGAGTTTGTTTCAATGCTCGGTGTGGGCGGTGTGATTGCAGAGGTCAGCATTATCATCTCTCTTATTCTCGTGCCGTCTGGGTTGTAATCATTCTGTCTGGACTTGCTTTCTCCATCAAAGTATGGCATGGAAGATGATGCATTTTTTGTCAGATTCTGAGACGTAGTTAGCTGAGGATCTATCTCTATTGTTATAATTTTACCGATGCTGTTCTCGTCGACTTCTGCTGTTTGACTGACGAATTTTACGCTCACAGGTCCTTCTTGGATAGAGATGCCCTGTTTAAGCCTATCTGTGCTTCTCTTTCCGCTCTTGGCTACGTTTTTAATGAATGTTCGATCTGTATTACAGTAAGTTGTGAATGGTCTCTGCTCAAGCATGTCTCTGAAGTGCCCAAATCTATTTCTTCTAAAAATAGCTCTTGAGTGGGCCGGAAAGCCATTGTATATACCGTATTTCCACCCTCTAATCACAGGCGAGAAAGCAATTTCATAACCGCCGTAGCTTGATGATGTTAAAAGTCGCGCGAGTTCGTCAATAGCAGCAAGACGAGCTAAAATTTCCGGATTATTTTTTACACTAGACAATTGACTAATTGTACTGATCTTGTTAGAGTCTATGTTGAAAACCGCTGTCGTTTTTGGTGCAGTAAGCGCCGACCTTAAAGTTTTTGAATCGACAATGTTGACGCTAAATTGTGAATATTTAGGTTTTGTTGCTTTAGGATTAAATACATCCAATTTTTTAATGACATCTGTGCTTAATTCGGCAGTGGTCTTTAGTCCCGTGCCCGGAAAATAAGGACTGGTTCTTGTGTCTCTGACAATCTGTCTAAACTGTGGATAGTGTCCGTAACCAATCCTGTAGTTAGGATCGAAGCTTGAAGTTAATTGTCCTGCTCCCAGTGTGAGCACATAAACATTGTCAATGAAGGCTCTGTCTATGCTTCCAGTGCCGGCATCTTGACCCGTCTTTACATAGCTAAATTTGACTTGATATTCGCCCGGAGGATACAGTGATGATGTGAATTCGGTCAAGACTTGCGGCTTCGCCTCTATCACGTTGGTACCTTCAAAAGGAACATCTGTTCCGTACAGTTTTTCTATCTCAACATCAACATTTCCTAAGCTGGAGGGCAGACCCGGCATTCCTGTGAAGCTTGATCTAAAATAATTGGTTGTGTTGGCAGAAACGGCTCTTGCGTATGACAGTTTCCAGGGTAGTGATGAAGTTACTTCAAGCTTCTGATATGATGCTGTCTTAGTAAATGCAGTTGAACCGGACATTCTATAAGTTGTCACTATTTGAGGACCTCCGCGGGGTGTCTGATAGATCGAGGAACTTAAGTAAGATCCCAATACCCAATGCGTTTCGTTGCTATTGACTTGTCCTGCTGTTGCTGCATTAGAACTTGATAGCCAATATATTGCTGAAGATCCTGTGAGCAATTGTCCTCTTGCGCGAGGAGTACTGCTCGGTGCATATGAGAAATAGTTAGACCCTGAAACAAAGTTATATCTTTGCGGTGTCTCTAAGTTCTCATCAAGAGATGCTGACACACTACCTGATCTTGCAACTAGTACCCATGGGTATTCAACATAACCCGATTGACCAGCCGTTTTTCCATGCGGGGACAGCCAATTGACAGTGACATAGCTATCACTGTAGTTAAATTGAGTGAAGCTATACGGTGAGGTTGTGGGAGGTATTGGGGCGCCATTAAATGAAGACGATAAGAATGATCCGCCTCCGTCAGGATTAGTCCCAAAGTTAGTAATCTCAAATCCGGTAAAGTAAGATGACGACAAGACTTTCTCTTCGTCTTCCTCATCGTTTAAGGTAAAAGATGTATAAGTTATATTGTTAAGATCGCCGAATCCAAACAAAAAACGAATCATATCTTCGTCTGTCATTGAGCCTGTCAGATACTGATTCGTGGGCGTATTTTTATCATTTAGCTTTATGTCTGCTGGTATTAATAATCTGTAGCTTCCGTCTCCGTTAGTGGGCAACGATGGATCTACTCTAAAGCTAGTATCATTTGTGTCAATCTGCTTTCGTCCCGGCAGGAGAGGAAAAAGGTTCTTTATCTTTCTTGGAAGCTTTTGATTCTTGACTTTAGAAAAAGAGCTAGGATACCAGTTAGTGGTCACGTCTGTATTGATGTCTGAGAGCACGTTCTCTGTATTGACAACTCTCTCTTCGGGTTTGTATCTTTCTTCGTAGGGAAACGACCATGTCCAAACGTTATTAGACAGGGGACTGGAGGCAACCGGCTTAGCATTGAATAGAATGTAACCCGTGTCAGAAGATGACTGAATATTACCGTAAGGGCTGAGCCAGTATTGCGGATTGTCGTACGTATACCACACATTTGCGTCATCTGCAGCGAAGCAATTTTTTATGCTTGGAAGACAAGAGTCGTAGAATCTTTCTCTCTCATCGACGCACTGCACGATTCTATGAGCGTGCGAAGTCTTTTCAGACCAAGGAACCAATCTTTCGGCGTACGAGGGATTTTTACTGACTTCAACAGAGCCAAAAGTTGAATCTAATGCAGGCTGAGAAGAAGCATAAGCTTTGCTAAAGAGTCTGCCTCTATTCTGCTCACTATAGACTTCTCTGCCCAGTCTATTAGTTTCTGTTTCATTTAAGACTAGAAGTGTTCCCGTGACAAAGTCGTCTTGAGATGAACCGTAAAATGAAGCTGGGTATGCAGTATCAAATTGATCTAATACCGGAGTGCTGCCAATTACTTCATGAATGGCGTCGGTAAAATAATTCTTCATTGTACTTCTCCGCCCTGTTTAACATTAGATCCGTATAGCGTGATTTTAATCGAGCCAGTATTCAAATAAACCTCATGACCTTCTGGGTCTGATATGTCATTAAAGTATGAAGATGAAACTAGAGTTGTTATCTTTCCAGTAGACAATGTCCCAGCAACAGCATTACTAATTCTAATGTCAGCACGTTTATATGCGGGGCGCGTCTTTGAGACTGTTAATATAAATTTGTCTTCTGGGTACGCAAGATAGGGGGCCTGTTTTTGTTTACCCAGAGGAAATTTAGAAGCACAGTAGACGTAGCTTCCCGAACCAAGCAAATTAAACTGGGCTTCAAGACTACCCGTTACTGTCTGTCTATATGATGAACCAGTTATATAAAATGGGTTTAATATCGACTGACCATATAAAACGTCTTGAGAAGTTATGAACTCTCCGCCGCTACCCGCACTAAAGCCAGACATGGATCTGCCGAAAGTATCAAATCCTAGGAGATAAGTCAAATTAGTAAGTGGACTTGTTATATTGCTAATCGATGTATATTCAGTATTTAAGAAATTCTCAAAGTCAGTTAATAAGCTACCAGTATTAGCATAGCTTGATGCCTGGAATATCTTAAACATTCCTACGTTTGCACAATTCATCACAGACGCGTCAGCTTTTACCAATACGCTTCCTGTAAAAACTTTCTTTGAATTAACTGTCTGATAGGGGACGTAGTCAGACATGATATTTTGATTGTTATCGTTTCCTGTTAGCGTCACGACGTGTATAAGATCATTTGTAGAACCACTGCCCAAGTCTGTTATCTTGATTAAATTCTGCTTGTCGTCAGAGTGACTAAATGTGGACTTAAAGACCAAATCTCTAACACTTCCTGTGCCATGATTTCTTTGACAGTACATGGCAACAGTTATAGCAGGACCACCTTCCTCAAACCACGTCAGGGGTGACATTTTGATTATAGTTCCCCCTCCGCCTGAAGCAGTGTATGCAAAATTGCTTGCCGATGCAATTAAAAATGAAGTCCTGTCATCAAACCATCCATCCCCCATGCAGAACGGAATTTCAATTACTGCTTTCTCAACTAAGAATGGATCATCTATGGGCAATGTGAAACACTCATCGTCTGACGCTGCGTAATTAGAATTTCTTTGAATGCTCTTTGCATATTCAGGTGAAAGAATCTGTGTGTGATCTTTTAGGCTGAAGAGCGTCCCTATCTCAGCAGTCGACTGATTTCTTTCGTTGCCCGTTGTAGACCTGAGAATGTCAAGGTTTCCTGAGATGATGCAATTTCCTTGTGAGTCAAATCCGATCTTATCTTCAAGATACAGTGAGCCATTGCAAGACCCGCCAGCATCTGTAGTAGACACCGACAGCTTTTTAAATGAGCTTGTCACATGGTCGCCCAAAGAGCTAGTTGGAATATTCCACTGATTTGCTGTAACATTGTAGTAGTACAAGCTGCTCGCGCTTGTGAACATTTTTGTTTTCTTGTCGACATTGAAAGCAAGCTTAAGCTGGCGTTTATTTTCTATGCTTCTTGAAAAAGAATTAGTGTTCTCACCAAATGCTGATATTGAACCTGTCACGAAGAAAGGATCAGTTAGTCTTCCTTGCGAAGGTGAATCTTCAGAAAATGGTGTCGTCTTTTCAAAGCGGTGCGTCTCATCACCCATGTAGCTCACTTGCCCTGCAGAAATAATCTTTCTATTTGGGAGCCGTATTCCACCGGAAGAAATAAGATTTTGTTTTAAATGAACACCGGGATAGCTGGGTTCCACAATTGAAGAGAGAGGCAGTATAGTTGATGCATCAACATTGCTCTGCGTGACGTAATTGATAATTCGTCTATCGTCAAAACCCGATCGATCAAAATATTGCTTATTATCGTCAGATAATAGATCTGATCTTATCAACTGTCTTCTGAGCTGCGGAGGAGAAAACATGATTCTTCCTCCGTGACGCGGCCAATAATTAATTCCTATGTTGACAGCGTAAGACGCGGATACACTCGTCTCTGAGTCTACATCAAAATATGATCCCGTGTAAAGCGCACCTCCAATGTCACTTGTTTTTCTTGACCCAGACACTACACCAAGAAGTGGAGCAAAGTCTCTGTAGTTCCAATTAGAAGAACCCGAAGCAAATATGCCGCATGTTGCGTAAGAAGTAACACTATCGCCCGTTAATTCTATGTCTGCAGCAGATATTCCAGACAGACCGTTATCATAGATGAGACTAGCATCAGAAGCTTTTATCACAGAGTTCCAGCGAGCAACATCATCAATGGATCCGCTAAAGTTAAATTGTGTAGTCGATTGATTACCATTTGCACCGATGCAAAATCTGATACCTGAAGCTTGAATGTCGCTTCCGGTACTTAAAGTTGATTCCACTGTGGACATGGATATGACTTGACCGTCTACATAAACTTTAACTCCTGACGCCGTTGCACTACCGTCATAGGTCATCACTACATGATGCCACTGATTGTCATTGTAAGTGTCTAGTACTGATCTCAGTCTGAGAGTATTCCCTGAAAATGTTTGACTTATTTTGACCGATAGATAGCCGCCCTCGAGATAAAGAACGTATCCCTTTGCAAATGAGGTGTCCATTCTAGCGATTATCGGCTTATTGCTTGAATTTGCAGCGCCCTTAAACCATGCGCTAAATGAGAACGTATTGGTCACATAATAATTTGCAAATGAGTTATCGTTTGCGTATATGACAGTACTGTTAGATCCTGAGAAGAAAGCAGCAGTTGATATTTTACCAGCTGCAGGAATCATACTGCCGGGTGTTTTGTATGTGATGTTGTTATTATTCATCGCATCGTCAGCTGTCGATGTTCCGCTTTCATCAAGCTTCCAAACATTAGTTGGATCAATAGACAGACCAAGAAGTGTGTAGTCTGTCGAATAGTCACTGAGCGGTGCGTAGTTAAATTCTATCTTGCCGTTCTCATAGATGGCAGTTTCATAAGATAGTTTCTTACCTCTGTACTCATATCCCATCGTCGACCATCTGACTACGAGCGCTTTGCCATCATCTGAATCATCTATAACTGCGTATTTCATTCCAAATGAGTGCTCGTTAAATGAGTAGTCTTTTGAGCTAGATCTTCCAAAGAGAAATCTTTCTTTTTGAGACGCTACTGAGTCATTTGATCCTGAAAAATACTCAATGTAAGAGTCTAGGTCTCTATGGGTCATCAGCTGGCGATCAAACCATGGGGCTAGTAGAAGGTCGTTGTATTGAAATGATTGCTTGACTGCAGAATTATCATAAGAACTACTTCCGCTAATTATTAGACGGTCATTATAAACTGTGTCTATTGATGCAGTGCTTGGATAGTTGTTAGGATCTAGCAAAGATAACCAGCCGTGAGGACTGGCGATGAAATCTCGGTATGTGACGCCATTTAAAGTAAAACCAAATCCTATTGGTATTATGTTAGAATTTCTTCCGGGACTAACTATGCTTGATGTTAGAGACTCTTGTAAGAACTCTATGTAACCATTGCTGCTTGATAGAATTGGCCCAAACTGCTTCCATTTGACGGGATTAACTGCGCTAAGTCCTACAGACTTTTTTAGAGGATCAGTCTGAAAAGTAGCGACGTACTTATCGAAGTCTCTCGTGGGAGGCTGTCTCTTTGACTTAGGGGACGACATTATCTAGATAATCCTCCATAAACAATTGAATCTACACCCTGCGTGGAATTATTATACGAAAAACCAGTTCGACCTGAAAATTGATTTGCGTTTAAGTAAGTCGTTCCCATCGGCTTAAGCGCTCTGACTGCTGCCAATAAATCATTGTCATAGTCTCTTGTAGATTCTAATTCATCACCTCGAGCATACACAACATCTTCAAATGGTTCTATGTAGTTAGTGTCTGTGGGCAAATACGGTATATTAGGACCAACTTCTACAGTACTTGTGCCTTCATCATTTGACATTGTAATTGGTTCGCTAGCATCAAGAAATATTTCTTTATTGATACCGTTTGGCAAAAAGTCGTACACGCTACTAACTATGTCAGATGCTTTCTTCACAAGAACATCGCCATTAGAAAAATTTGCTTTTATTCCGTGTGGCTCTGCTGGGAAGTATATGCTGAAGTAAGAGATGATTGGTCTTATGGGGAACGGCTCTATGATTCCGTTTAAGACAAAATTTTCTCTCTGATTTGCGTCAGATGTTACAATTGGAAAAGTGATTATCTGCTCAATTAGTTTGTTACTGTCTTGCGCCTGTATGAATTCAACAGAATTAAAAAGATTTAGTTCTTGAAAAAAGTCATTGTCAGTTAGATTAACATTTTCATTGAGCCCGAAGGGTGTAGGATTGATAAAATGACCTGGTGTTCCTGCTGATATTTTTGCCGGGCCTGTAATGTGACGAGGTAGTGTTATTTCCACGCCTTGTCTATATGGATCTACCGAACTTGATAGATAGCCTGTTTTGGTTGCTCTATCCTTTGTGACTGATGTGTCAAATGCATTTGCAACCGTATTTGACCCAACAATTTTTTTCAGAGAAGACTTATCTAAAAATTTTCTATCTCTCAGGATTGATGCCTGAGATAGACTGGAATAATAGTCGATATTGGACTCAATTATAACTGTGTTCGTTCCACCTTCAATAGACGACTCATTTGTAAAAATTTCAACCCACTGTCCGTTATTGAGATTATCAGGCTCTAGAGGATTCTTTAATTTCATTTATGGACTCTTACTTGATGTTAGATGTAAAATTTAGGCTCAGTGAGTTTTCTTTGCTAGTTTGCTGGTTATTACTTATGTAGTTGTCTCCATGTCTAGCCTCTCTCTTGTGCCGCTCTAACATATGTGATTCAATCACAAAATTTGTGCCTTTATATCTTGTTTTTCCAGGAATGAGCTGTTCAATAAATGTCGAAATTGAGTTATCAAACCATCTATAGAATTCTAAGAATCTTCTAAAATTTAGATTTTCTACTAGTTTATTAAAATAGACATCTCTAAGTGTTTCTAGATCAGGATAGTCTGGTGAGAACATTAGCTCGGGTCGACCTATTGCATCACCCAACTCTTCAAGACTTGAGAACATTGTTATTATATCTCTATCCAAAGCGTCAACGAGTGAAAATTCTATTGATAATCTTGTATCATCTACGGGCACTTCTTTAACAAATGATTCATTAGAAGAATATGCTGGTCCTAATGTTGCAAATGGGTTCTCTGCAAGATTACTTTCATTAAGCAGACCTCTAATTCTAACTTTGTCGCTAGTTGATGCTTCATCAAAATCAGGTGACAAGTAGCTGTAAGACTCAACGTCGCCAATCACTACAACACTAGATCCAGATCCAAAATATGATCCTGTAAGATGTAAATTATTATTGCTATGATCAATAAAAATAATTTGACCGCTCGTGTCTGCCTGCTTATCTATTTGTTTTGCAAAGCTATCAATTCTAAGTTTACCAAATGACCCTGATACTTTTGACGTAAAATTGTAATTTATCTTTGCATCGGAGACACCTGCAGACTTGTAGTTTCTAACGTGCTCTTTCCATTCAGACTCACTTATTGCTTTTGACCAGAAACGAAGATGAGATACCCATCCTGTGAAGTCAACTGTTCTTGAAGCGCCGTCATCTACTTCAAAAGTATTATTTAAGAAAGAGTATGACTGTATGGCAGAAGCAGGAATTGTCTGCTGTGAGCCTATACAAACATAGGATCCTGAAGCATTGAAGGAGCTTGACAAAAACTCAAATACATTTTTTTCATTCCCAAATCTTTCATTAAAGAAAGTAGATGTTGTGTACGATTCTTCTATGTCTCCATAGTTTGATTTTCCGGCTCTCAAAAAATAGCTTGAAGACAAGTAGTTTGATCCAAACTCATCAAACCGTTTTCTACCGAGTGTGACATTCCAGCGCTCGCCATCAAAGATACCTTGTCCTGGCATGCTGAGAGACATAGTTAAAAGTGGTGAGCTAGAGTCTATGTCTGTACTTCCTGAAGTGCCAGGTCTTAGATAAGCTATTATCTTTGGATCTTCTGTTGTAGTTCCATGCACTGCAACAACATTGGCAATTAGCCCAGGTTGAGCGTACGCTGCGCTTCCTGTGACAATTAAGCGCATGAGAGACTGACTCTTTGTTTTTATAGTTTCAAGTTTATAAGGCGGAAATTTATAGTGGCATGACAAGGTCCAAGAACCGGATGTTAGTAGACCGTCAGAAGCGTAATTAGTACCAATAACTTGTCCGGAATCATTAAGAATAAATTGTCCGCCTGGCAAAGGATAGCCTGGTTCAACTCTTGATGCCGAGAGAGGCGGAGATATTACCAAGGATGAGCTGACAAAGTCAACTACAGCAATTGATTCAAGACGCTTATTTCTAGACGCTCCGAGTATATTGGTTGTGTAACCACCGTATTCTCGAATTCTGAGACTATTATCAGGGTCAATGCCTACAGACCTCAAGAAAGATCTTATGCTGTGCTGTGTACCTTTTGATCTAATAAAATCGTCTATATTGACAATTACTCTTCTAAGAATCTGAGTGTGAACCTTTTTAAAGGCCAGGCCTGTTGAGTACTCTGTCTCAGGGCCGTCGCTATCATCAGTAAATTTATTAATTTCTGAGTGGTGAAATAAACCTGGGAAGTAAAAACCATAGCTCTTTATGATGTCTTGTAGAAAATTATCAGGCACCGACTCATTCTCGTCATAGCTTACTGTTCTTAATTTTCCAAATGACTCGACATATAATTTCATGTCGTCAAAGAACTTAGCCCACATGTAAAGAAAAGTCAGTATGACGTGTGTGGATCCAATCTTTCCTTCGCCGGGAATACCAGAGCCTGAGTAGGCATTGCCGGCATTGCCCCGCTCATTAAAGAAACCGTCTTCTGCAGCACCTTCTAGTAGATAGTGCTTTGGAATTAGCTTCACAATATAGTTAGGATTTTCATTATCATAGATAGATGCACTAGAAAGAAGCTGGCTGTTTAAGGATTGCACTTCTTCATATGCTGGGAACAAAACAATATTAAAATCTCTCTTTTCATTCTTCACGGGATTAAGGGCGTCGGATGAAGAATCTATCCTTAATGACCCGGTAAAATTGCTGACATATGAATGTAAAGAATTACCAGAGCTATCCAAGACAATTGAATTAACTGAATCAGCTAGCGTGTCTGACAAAAGAGGCGGCGGCTCATTAAATCGATAGTATAGTTTTAAGTTAGGCGATGCATATACGCCTTTATTTCCATATAACTTTTGTTTATCTAATCCTCTGACATCATGAAAGAGTCTGAGTTCATCAATGGTACCGCTTAAAGTCTGCAATGGTGTTATTAGCGTGCTGCTGTCAAAAAATGAACTTCCTGAGCCAATATAGAAACTGCTATCATCAATGTCTAGCTTACCAATATTGATTGATTTTGGACTATTTGATCTTAGACTCTCATTTACGTAAAACTGCAGTGTTACATCAGGGCGACGCTCTTCTCTATTCATTACAACACAAATATGGTTGTAAGCGCCCTTGGTTAAAACCGCCGAAGTGCTTGTACTTTTTGATCCAGAAGAAACACAAAAGCTAGCCGTGACAAAAGACGTTGATGAATCAGGTTTGAGATAAAGCGTAAATCCATTGGATGAATTTGAGATCTTTTGAAAGATAACTTGACTTGAGTTTGAAATAGCAGGCAGATAGACTTGCGCTTCTAGCGAGAGAGACCCTGTTGCGCTAGGATTTAATACAGCTTGCCCAGTGACGTTTTTTGATATCTCCGGGTAATAGAATCCTGCACGATCTTTTACTTCAATCCATGTTCCTAAATTTGCATTATAACCATTCGCAGGATTTTCTCCAACTTGTGTACCCGAGAAGTGAAGCGCACCAGACCACGTTGGAAATTGATCAAAGACATATTTTTCGAATCCTGACAAGTTGTCAATGAAATTTTGTACTTCTAGCTTAGTACCATCAAATGGAAATTTATTTATTAGTAAGTCGAATGCATCATTGACGTTAACTTCAGCCGAAGAGAAAAATGTATGATTTTCAAACTTAGACCAGTCCAGATTAAGTTGCTGAGTACTCTTTAGCGGAGATGAGATTGAATCATATTTAAATGAGTCAAACTCTTTAAAGTCAGTTGCACCTTGCTGTTCAACAACGTCGGCTGCAGATATCTGCACAGGCTTAGCGTCACGCAAAATTGACTTTACGAAAGATGGTGAGCTAAGTGATCCTATTTTAAATGCCATTGTTTAGTCTTCTCTTCTATTGTATTATTTGAAATGTGTTTGATGCATCTTGGTAGATATTTTTGACACCATTTATTTTAGTCATTATGTCAATCACATATGACCTTCCAACTTCAAGATTAGAAGCACTAAAAGTAAAGAACATTCCTTCAGAATCACTTGAAACACGAGTTGAATTTTTCGTTTCATCAAACGGTATTACAGTAGTGCCACTCTCTACTTCACGCACAGAGTAAAATACATTACTTAGAACAATCCCAGCGAGCTCGACTGGCATTTTAACTAGTTTGATAAATGCATTATTATCATCAAAAATGTTAACTCTTCCAGAAATATCTTGGCCACTAGAGTATCTTTGATCAATTCCTGCTACTGTAACTCTGTAGAATTTTTTCTTACTTGACGCAGATGATCTGTCGGGCTTTTTAGCTTCAATCTTGCTCCCTGAGACAAATGCAATATTTCCATCATTTGATGTCCATACAGGAGTAAATTTTACTGATCCTGATTCAGCTATTCTTGCTGCGATAGTAGCATTTGAAGAGTCGATATTAACTGTAGACGAGTAGACACCCATTACTGCGTTTGATCCAAGCTTAAATTGCGAACCTGAGAAAGTTAGTGAATATCCCCCGGTTTCTGTGACTAATTTAAGTTTTACACAGTTAGCACCTGTGAGTGACGTTGAAGCTGAAACTAAATTATTTAGATCACCCTTTATGTAATTATAGAGGTTGATCTTACAGTCAGTGTCGAATGTCAAATTTTGTGTATCATCAGAGATTGAGTCATTAAATTTAAAGATTAACTTGGGGCGCTTTATTTCATCATATGCATGACGACTTGCAAAACGCTTCACAAAGTACGTATTTGTGTCTGTCTCAAGAGAGCCGCTGTAAGAAATTCTAAACCCTCTATCGGGTAATTCACCCGTTAAGGTTGCTGATACAATTGAAGTTACATCAATCAATAGGCTCTCTGTTCCAACAGGAAATTCTTGCTTTGCTTCAGTTGACTGAATGCTCACAGAGCTTGTGATGAAATCACATGCTTGAGTTGCACCACCTCCGGTACCACAACCAGAAGAATTCCAGAGTATACCTCTTGATGAAGAAAGCCAATTAGCTGCATCAATATCTGTGTAATACACAAGATCTTTACCAAGTCCTTCTTCAAATGATGCTGAGAGGGGAAAGACGCTCACAGTAAAATTCTGTGGAGTTGGTTGACCACCATATACGTCAGTTAAAGATAGCTGACATTGAAAAGACGCGTCATTAATGTCTACGCTGCCTGACTTCCACAAGTTGTCAATGTCTGATAGATCAAACTGAACTAGAATTCTAGATAATTCATCTGTTACTCCTGATGAATCGGGTGCCAAATCATGCAATTTAAATAAATCTAGCGTGCCCGCTAGACCAACGTTTCCTGACACTTTAGATTTCGCACTAATTACTTTGTTAGTAATGTATGTGTCTTTTTTAGCTTTGATGCTTTTATACATTGGACACCGCTTTACCTATGATATTAATGTCAGGGAATCTAACCTCAAAGATACCACCCTCAGGCGGATAGATAATTTGGTTTCTTGTGTTGCCCTTGACATCAAAGACAGTCTCTGAATAAACTCTGTTCTTCACAATTCCGTATAAATTTCTTATAGTGACAGAGTCAACACCAATTACGCCCTGATGTGAGTAAATCGTACTTATGATATCAGATTTTACTATTGGCTGATTTATGTGGAAGTTTGTTGAATTAAACTGTGTCTGCAGAGATGCGATGATGGTTTTTATTAGGGTCGTCTTGTTGTATGATGGATCTGCAACAACTTGAAAAAATATTTCAAGATCAATAATCTCAGCATCAAGAATATCAATAGCATCTGATATCATTCGATAAGAATTTAAGTAACGTTTAAGATTAATTTTGAGAGTATCGGGTGATGGAATTAAAACACCTGATGGCGTTCTAGAGATAACGTGAAGTCTCGATGCGAGAGGATTATTGGGATTGTTAGAAACAGAAGCTCTAAACACTCTGCCAAAATTTGATGGCATTGTGTACACTCTTGCAAGCAAGTCTTCTTTGGTTACTATTCTCTCTTGCGCACTCTTTAATGCAGGAACTAGAGCTAGAATTTCATCATTTGTAGGCGCATCTTCACCACCTGTTGCTGGGTCTGGGTTGAAGACTTCTATGCCATTCTTGACTTGAGCTTGCAGCTCAATTGATGGATTCTCTGGGAATTGAACTTCTATAAAGTTGATTGTTTTAATGCTGCCTGGCGGCACATTGTGTAATAAGCCACCTCCGTGTCTGTACACTATAGTCAAGGATGTATTTGCCGGACCGACGCCCAATGTGGATGTCTGAAGAAGGCGCTGAGGATTGACAGCTCGACGTGAAAAAGTTTGTGTATACCTTAGGGGGATTGCAAACTCTGAAGGATCCGGTATGGCATCATCATCGAGCGAGTCAGCAGTACCTCCGCCAAAGGTTAAAGTAACAGTTCTATCTGTTATTGAAACTTGTTTTGTATATCTGTAAGGTGCAGGAATAACTTTTAATGAGTCTTTAACCAAGCTGCTATCAACGGCGGATGTGTTCAGCGTATTCTTGTAGACGACGTCATGCGTTAGGTTCTCAACTTCATAATAGATATTTCCCTTACCGTCAATCACCGACAGTATAATTGAGACATCGGGCAATGATAATGTGATAGTCTTAAAAGGTTGAAATTCACCAAACTGAAATGTTTCCGTGGCTTGAACACCTGACAAGCACAGACCCGAGGCTTTTAATATTCTTGTTGCGACAGTTCCTGCAATTCTTCTACCAATGCTCACTTCAACTGCGGGGTTTAATTCTATAATACCAGTTTCAGAATTTGACTGCCAGAAATCCACGTTTTCTAGTAGAGTAAATCGGGTTCCGTTGTCTGCTTGCAAGACTGTATTCGCAACAATTGTTGGTAAAAGATCAGTTCGTGCAGGAGGTGCGTCTGTACCGTCATCAACTACAGGTACTTCAATATAGAAATCAACTTGAACAATAGAGGGTGATGCACCCGTTATCTGTAAACCGGCGTTCTTTATGATTTGCTCAATATTTTTTGCCTCGACGACGGTGTCAAAATTGAGCTCACCATAGAGATGATCTAAGTAGAAGGATAAGTTATCACCGACATAAGCAGCCATATCTAGGAACAGACCGCCCACAGATGCTTCAGAAAAATCTTTAATTTTATCAGGGTAATATTGCCTGGCGTATTCTAGAAGCACTCTTCTGAAACCATCGAAGTCCCTCGCTAAGTAGTTTCTCTGCCGGACAGATTTGAGAGCTTGCGTATTATTGATAAGAGCCATTTTTTACCTGAAATTTCTCAACATAATTAGAACTGACTTTAGATAACATACAAAACAATTTGTAGTGATCTATCATTGTCCTCAATCGATGGTATTCTGTATGTGATATTGATTTTTATCACTCCTGTGTTCTTGTTCTCAGTTCTATCAATTGAAGACTCGAAAGTATTTAGAGTCACGTAGGGCATCCATTTATCAACAGCAGCTCTAATCCTTGTGATGGCTTCTGTGTCAAAATCTTCTTGACTAACAAACTCTGTGGTGAGAGGCTTCAGATTGGCACCAAAGTCATATAGCCCCAAGCGTTCACCCCAGTTTGTTAGAAGTAGGTTTTTTAAATTGTCAGCGAACTGATCCGACAAAGAAAAGTTCATCGACAAGATGCCTTCACTTGAATTACCGAGCTGCAGGGGTGTCTTTATTCCAAATGGAATCTGAGAAGCTGTGAGCACTTCTTCATCTTGACTCTGACGAGTCTTTCCTACATTTTTAAAACTGTAGACTGCCATACTATCCTAATTATCATTAAGAGAATTTAATCGAATCACCCATTAATAAACTTCTCTGCATCAACCACGAAGTATAGCTCTCTTTTTTCTGAAAAGAGAACACGACTGCCGCCTGGTCTAAAAATCTTCTTCAGGGGTTTGACACTACTGGCTGCTGGGTGATCTGAAACATCTCCTGTAGCACCTTGCCAGAAGAATCGTGATGGCCAGTATGCAGAAGATGCTGCGCCTTCTTTCTTATATGAGCATTTATCAGCAGGCTTTAGTATATTACCGCCATCGGTTTGCCCACCTTCAACGGCGTCAAAAAAAGTATCTTTAGTCGGATCAAAGCTACTAACACAAACAATAACGTGCTCACTGTTTGTAATGACGAGCACGTCTCCTGGTTCAAGATTGCACATCTTTTTATCTTTTCCTAGCATGTACTTGATTGCATCTCTTTTCTTTCCTATCTGAAGAAATGCTGTTATGACAGAGTTGACTATGTACTCACTTGTGAAATAATTTTTTACAACTACTTGTGGGCCAATTTTTTGACCAATCTCTCCCGCTTCTGTGTCGGGGGTAGCCACACTCACAGTGCCTGGTCGAGGGCCTCTATACTCTTGTTTCCAGCCTCCATCCTTTGGATTAAAATAGTAAGTAGCACCTGCTGCTGCGAAACAAGCTCTCGCAAACACTCCACAGCTTGATGTTGTTTTAGCAGACACCTCTGCCCTTCTTGGGTTTGCTGCAAATTCTGCAGGAAAAATAAACTCTGAATAGGCACTTTTATTTCCGCTAAAAGTTAGCCCAGCTCCCTCAATTGCTTTGTTCTTTACTAGTTCTCTAATCCCTCCGCCAATACCACCACCTCCGCCTCCGGGCGGTACTGCTGATTCTGTTTTTGTATCTTTTGGAAGATCATATCCTCGAGGCTCAAATGGATTGTCTACTTCAGGTTCAGTTTCAGGTACTTCAGGCGGCGGGGGCGGCTCAGGTTCTTTCTTTAAAACCAACCAGGGTGGGTATTCATCTGGATCCTCAGGTAGTTCTGATAAATTTTCTTCAGGGTTAGTAGATTTGACTTCTTTTTGAAGAGCTTCATTGACCTTTTGTAATTTTTCCTGATTTGAGCCTGGCTCTGGGCTTTTTTGCTTTTTTGCTAGCTCTTCTCGTGCGCTCTTATTGTGCTCAGCAAAATCTTTTATTTGCGGATCTTCACTGACCTTTTCAACTTCTTCTATTTCAAATAACTCATCATCGTTAGCGTCACCGCCTCGTGGTGCATAGGGCGGTACTTGTAATTTGTTGCTTAGCTGACCTTGCTGCAAGCTAGTGCGCCAGGGTATCTCTTCACCATCTTTAATTATAAAACCGTCAAAGTCAATTCCTGATGGTGGATTTGTATACGTGACGGGGGCGTTAACTGTGTCAACTACCATCCCTTCTGAGTGAACTGCTTGGGCTCCTTCAATAAATAAATTTTGTGTGTCTTTTGATGCAGCATTGTATTCTGCAATTAAACCTGACTTACCTTCAGTAACTAATTTATCTTTTGCGCCTCCTGCCATGAGACCAACTAACCCGCCGGTACTAGTTCCAATCGTTGAAGCCATCGCATGAAAAACACACATTTCTGTAATTTTTCTTGCAAGAACTTTTCTTGCAGCTCTCATTACAATGTCTTGCGGATTTCCGCTAGGATCATTTACACCTACACCGAGTAGGCCTGAATCATCAGCAACTATGCCGCATATTGTGTTTAATGCAGCAGCTGGACCTTTTGTTATCATTTTAATAACAAAGACAGGCATAGCAGCGACTAATTGTGGCATAAATTTAGGTATATTAATTCCAAATGCGCCGATTTGAGCTGCAAGATCCGGTCCTCGGGTATCATATGGCTGCACAGTTTGCTCTTCAACTCCCTGCCATGGATTTGATACCGTAGAACCCCCTGAAACTAACTGGCCCTGGATTGGGGGCACTGGGGGAATAGGCGGCACTGGAACTTGTTTTATGTCGCCTGATGCCACTTTTTGTGAAAATGCATACAAGAGACCCGCCGGAGTGAGTGGAACTTCTAGACCAGCTTTTTCCTTAATTAGTGGATCTTTTACGCCTGCTTTTGCAAATTCAACAGCAAGTGCCGCAGGATTGGGTATAGCAAATTTTAAGAAGTCGGACAGCTTTTCAATCTTTGGTGTAGGGCTGTCAGGAAATAATTGAGGAGATAATGCAATAGGGTCGCAGACGGGGAATAACTTGAATTTCGATGTTGTTTCTAAGCTTCTTGCAAGATCTCTGTAGTAACCTAAAATTTTTTGGTGAAAATCTGGGAATTTCTTTTCATCTTTTAGGTCTTTGAAAACCTCAGCTAGCTTTGGGTCTAAGGGAGGTATTGGTTTTCCACACGGGAGTGGATCAGTGTTAGGATTCACAAGTTCATTAATAACTTCGTCAATAAACTTATCGGTTGCGGAGTTTTTATAGCCTTTGGTCAGTTGAGCCTTACTCACGTCGCCGCCGTGTGACGTGAGAATACCAGCATGTACCATACATCCATCACCAGCCTGTACTTGTTGCGTATTTTCCGACATAGCATTTACTATTTTACTACTTGATTAGGACCTTGCTTGCATATTTTGCTTGTCCTGTAGCTAGAACCTGCCTATTTTCGCCTGTACCTGTCTTTGAAGAACCGGCAAACTGGCCGCCCATGGTTGTGATCATTGGTGGTCCCTCAACAGTACCGTCTGAGGGTGAAACAGGGACGTCTGAACAGACTACACCAAGCTGTGCATCATCTCCGCCAAGCTTTATGTATCCAAGAGATGAGGGTTTAAAAACAATATCACCATTGCTCTTAATTACAATTGAAGCCCACTTTGTTGTGTCTGTTAGTTCATTCTTTATTTTTGTCTCTTTGGCATTGTCTATCTCTTCATAGGATGTCACAAGTATTTCAACATCGGAACGAGCTATTAGTCTGATCTTGTCGGATTTTATGACTATTGCAGAGTCTCCATCGATGTCATCAGCAATAGGAGTACCAGGTCGAGTATTGCCTGTGCTAAAGTCAGAATTGTAAGATGCTAATCCAAAGTTAGTATCAACTTTTGTACGCTGTGATATCTGTATTCTACTTCTGTCATTAACTAAGTCAAAGTCACCTTCTTGCTTTGATAATTCATCTTCAGCTTTGCCAAGCTCTTTCTTTATCTCTTTGCCTTTTGTTTTACCCTCTGCACCAAACACCGAAGTAGTACTGACCACTTTGCCAAGGGTTTCTTTCGTCTGACCTCTTCCAACGACAAGATCAATGCTTCCTGCATCACCTTGCATGTCTTTATCGTCAAATGAGGGAGAGATGCTCATTACTGTTTTTGCATCTTCGTAATTGGCTAGACTGGATGTTCTGTCTGTGCCGAGAACTATTAATGAATTATTTGTACCTTCAAGAACAATATCGCCTGGTCTTTTTTTAAATCTTGGAACAGCTTCGTACTGCATTATTCTTGCAGCGTCTGTCACTCTTACAAGTTTTTCAAAATAGTCTTCATCTTCGGCAGTCTTAATGTAAAGATTGTTTCTATCGATTCTTCTTCTATCGTTACCTGCAAGTAGAATATTTCCATTTCTCAATTCATAATACGGATCGGTCGCGCCATCATTTTCAGATCTATCTTTCTTAGATGACTTAGAAACACCTGCAAAAGAAATGTCTTGAACTCTTGGAGAATGGGTATGGTTTACATCGTCGGCAAAATGAGGTTCAGTGACTCTGCACATCCAAAAGACTAGCGAGGGATTATCAGAAGCATTTGGATCGGGAACCATGACCCAGACAGTTTCACCTGGTTTGCACGGTAGGGCAAAGTGAGAAGGGAAGAACGGGAAAGCAAAGATTGGGCTCTCAAGTGAATAAATAAAATGACCTACGATGGTATTTCTAGGTAATACCGAGGCGTATTTCATATTTGAAACTTTTAAGACGTTACGCCAATATTCTATTTTCTTGTCATTTATATCTAATACACTGACTGGATCTGATACTACGTCGAGAACCACCATTTTCTTAAATGTTGGATTTTGAGCTGTAGGAGACTTAAGCTGTGAGCGAGGACTTATTAATTTGCCTTCGACAAAGTCAGTTGCTATATCAGTTGATTCTAGATAATCCCTCGGCGTGATACCCATTTTACTGACCCTCTATTCTCTTAAACATTTCATCAGGGTCAATTACATCATTTGCTCTTTCCGACTTTGACACAAGTTCAGCCAGTCTTATGAGTTGGTCATTTGCTTTGCTCATCTTTTCTATATATGATGAGAGTGACTTCCCGTGGACAGCGTGTTCAGTACTATCATTTTCAACAATTTTTACTAAAGAAACAAATAAAACGTAGGCATTTTGTCGGTCTGCAATTGCATTTTCGTAGATTTCTCTCCACAGTTTTTTCTTTTTATCCGAGACACCGTCTATCTGATCCAGCAAGTCAGAAAAGTCTTTTGCCTTTTTCTCTAGCAGTACCTCTGCATCTTCAACAGTTTTCATAAAATGAATTATTGAGATCTTGAAGATTCTACCTTCATCTTTTTGTAGTAGCTCTTAATTGACTGCATAGTAGTCGTCATTTGTTTAGGCGAAAGACCTGAGAGCTCTCTCATGTAGAGAAGTATTGCGCTCTTATTAAGCAAGTCAATATCGTCTAAATTTTCAAAAATTGTGATTATTGAGTTTATGCAAGACAATTCATTTTCTGATTTGGCCTTAGCTCTAATTTCATAGAGCATTGTTATTATTTCTTTTCTATTAGCAAACTCAGCATCTGCATCTTTGAATGGTAGATAATTGTATTCTTCTATGAGACATGTTTCATAAGACGAGAGACCGTCAGGATCATCTAAGCTAACAAGTTTTTTTATTTTTTGAGCTTTCTGTTTAGTCTTTATGATCAGCCAATTTTTAGCTACAACATTGAAATACGAGAATGCATTTGTACCTCTTGTCTCATCAAACTTATGAATTGTTTCAAAAAGAAAGTTTACGCAATCAACCTTGAGATCTTCGTAGGTGTCATGCATACTTGTGAACTTATAGATGTTGATTAGATTTTCAACTAGCTTTTCAAAAGCAGGCATGATCTTCTCGACGTAGAGCCGATCTCTGAGTTTTCTATCCTGCTCGTTCTGGAATTCAACTATTGATCTGTGTGTTTCTTCATTAAAATAGAGCTTGAGATTGGTTTTTTCTTTGCTCTTTGCTTGCACTTCAACGTCTTCTAGTTGACCGCTTGTTGCGCCCAAATCCTCTAGCTCCGTCACAGGTGATGCGCTGATAGCCACAGTATCATCACCGTCTGATGATTTTTTTCTCTTTACTTTCTTTCTTTCTTTGGGCATTTTAAAAACAATCGTATATTAGTTAGTTTTCATTAATTTTCTTCATTATTATCAAAATTTTTGATTATTGCATAAACTGCATCTCTGCAGTCAGCTATATCTTTTACTAGATCTTTGACAACAGGATCATCAAAAAAGACTTCTGTCTTTGATTTAGCTTCAAGGCGCTTGTGCTTCTCTTCGAGTATTTTTAAGGATATGTCGAGCTGTTCTTCTAGATCATCAAGCTTGTCTATGATCTGCAGGCTGTTTTTCGTGGATCTAACTAGAAGCGACGTCGATCCAGCAAACAAGCACGCAAAAACGCAAGCGAGAACAACTGAAATCATAAAATAAAGCTCAATTCTTCGTCATACATCTTTGAGATAGTAGAAAAATTGTATTGTTGCTTGATCTTGGCTGAGAGCTCTGTTGCCCACTCTTTAGGCAGCGAGCTAGATGACTTAAACTTCAATATTTTCTTCTTAAAGTCTTCTTCAACCGGGTTGGCCCATCTGGCATTTTGAACAAAAATTTCATTATCTATTCTTGATGGATGCACATTACCAAGATTAAAATCGACACCAACGAATTTGCCCTTTGACATAAAATCAAGATGCCCAGACCAGTTTGTGGCAATAATTGGTAGACCACTCGCTGCTGCTTCTAGAATCGGCAGTCCGTAGCCTTCGCCTCTTGTTAAAGTCACTAATGCTTTTATCTGTGGATGTCGATAAAGAGATGCCATCTCAGCATCAGACATTTCACCGTGAAGAAGATAGATCTTGGGTTCTTTTTTCTTCTTAATTTCTAGCAAGACTGACTTGATAGTGTTCTCAACAATCTGTCTGTCTATCTTAGTATTTCGACCCATGTTTGTCTTAATAACTAGTCCTACATCGTTGTCTTTATTAAATGTTTCGCAAAACCACTTTATAGTATAGAAGATATTTTTTCTATCATTTTCTGCGTTCTTTCCTGTTATCTGTCCGATCATTAAAAAGTTGAACTGGGTCTGGAATTTAATATCATCGATGCGTGTAGACGCTGGTTCGAGTATCTCATCTGGGAAAGATTCGGGTATAACTCTAACTTCAGTTGTTAGTTGACCAGAGCTGCTAAGGACGCTATGACAGAACTTCGAGGGTACAATTACTTTAGTCATTCTATTGCATGCATGCACCCAAGCAGGATTGCAGATATCTGTTTCAACAACTGCAGATATGCCAATATTGGTGCTAGACATGCTTGTGTCCCATTCATTTGGTAGCTGAACTTGAACAGTTGCATCGTACTTTTGACCCGTTGGGTCAGCGGTCTTTTCCATAATTCTACCGATCAAACCCCCAGACAAATCTTTGTTAATTAACCAGGGAGTTGAACCCCAGGGCAAGGCCTGAACGTGAACGTCGAGATTAGGCTTTGAAAGGAGCCAGCGAGCAATTTGTCGTGAATGAACTCCATAACCAGACTGAGTCAGTACGGGAGCTCTGAGCAGGACTTTTTTTCTGCTACTCATGTTGACAAAAAAGTTGTTATCAAACATCTAACACCTTCATTTCCCAAGTTGGTGGTTTTGATTCTGGGCTTTTCCAGCTATCGATTAATTTGCTCAGTGACTTGTCCCATTCAGACACAACATCTTCCATAATATAGTCTCTTTGTGCGTGCTTCATGGCTCTTAGACCGACTTCTCTTCTCTTGTCCGGACCCCATGTGAACATCTCCATAAATGCTTTAGAGAGCGTCTCATGTGAGATAAAATCTTCATAGATGTAAGGTATCATAAGGTTTCCTACCATAGACCTTACCTCAGGATCCAAGGCAATACCATAGTGCTCTCCTGTTTTGTAGTCTTCAACTTGTCGAGTAAGACCACCAGTCTTTATCGAGATCACAGGCTTTCCACACATCTTTGCTTCAAGAATAGGCAGTCCAAATCCTTCATTTGATGATCTGTTTACGACAGTGTCGCACATATTGTAAAGAATATTCATGTCTTCAAAAGCGATTCTATCCTTAGAAAAGACGACGCTTTCACGAATTCCAAGCATATCAACTACGCTGTGCAAATTTGTTCCCTCTGGATCGAGAGGATCGCAGTGCATCACAATAGAAGCTTTTTGATGACCGTGCTTTTCTTGCAAATCTTTCATAAACATCTTCCAAGACACTAAGATGTCGCTAGTCATCTTCCTTCTTGCATTTCTAGAAACATAAAGCGCAGTGAAATGATCGAGTCGCTCGGGCCCTAAAAGCTTCTTCTTAAACTGTTGAACTTGATCATGTGGTAGTTCTTTATAGAGTTCGGTCGGAACAGCATGAGGAATATAGTTTGTCTTATGCGGAAAGCGCTCTTTGACCATCTCGTATGTAGGATAATTAATGCAGTTGATCAAGTCAGTTGAGTCATATAATACGCTATTGTAGTCAGGCCACGGTGGATTATCCCAAAGATGCCAGTATGCGATAGGACAAATTTGATTAATCTCGTCTGCCATCTCCCAGACCCATATGAAGAATCGAGGGTCTGTGAACAGAAACATCGCATCGGGTCTTAGCTGTGCTAAAGTTTTTCTTAAAAGATTTTTATCACCAAATCCATCCGTTGGCTTGACAATAAAGTCAGGATTAACAACAACAGTTTCGTAATTGTCGTGCTTTACAGCTCCTCCAAAGCATTTGAAGCTATATTTTCCTGTATTGACTAGGCCATTTATCAACCACCTAGCTTGAGTACCCACTCCTGAAGTAGAAAGTGGATGGTCTGATAGCATTAAAATTGTCTTTTTTTGCATTGGTCGTATATTACCAACTCAGGCTAAGTTGTAACAAAATTAAGTGCAGTGCTCTGTGTTTTTATACTCACACCACATGCATGCGTCTCTATTCTTTATGGCTACTCCTCGCTTCACAGAAGTCAACATATTGCTCACTACCTTGAGAGAACGTTTAATTGGTACTTCACCTAGAGGAACTGTGAATAATTCGCAATGTTCACCAGCTTTTGCTGATTTCTTCAACAGCACGAACCCGCAACGAACATTCTTAAACGGTACATCAGGGTGCTTTTGACACCAATAATTCTTGTAAAGCGCCAACTGTGATTTCACCATTTCATCTGAACGCTTTTCTCTGAACCAACCGCGCACTGTAGTCTTCCAGTCAAGAATCCAGTAGAGTTCTTCTCCGCGCTTGCCTTTGGTTTTAATGACACCGTCAATGAATCCCTTAAAAGCATGTGGGTGATTCTCTACTGCTTCGTAGAGCTGGTGTTCTGCATCGACTACTTCCCATTGGGGGAATATTTCATCAAGAAAATTTGGAACTTCTGCAAGAATTAGAGCTGCTTCTTCCTTTGCTTTTGCGAGCGATGCAGGAGTAAAGTCTGGGTTGTCAGGATGTGATGCCCATGCTTTTTCCATGTGCTCATATGCAATCTGAGGTTTCATCTCACGAGTTAAAAGATACTGTTCACAAGATGCATGTACTGCAGTTCCAAAGTCAAGAACCGGGGAGGGCTTTGACAGATCAATCTTTTTGACGTGCGTTAAATTGTGTCGATATGAGCACTCTTTCCAAAGCTTAACTTCGGAAAAAGAGACGTGAGGTTTTCCTGTAGGAAGAACGTCAAATGACGTATTTTCTTGCATTAATACATACTACAACAAGAGTGCGTCTCGTTCAATGCCTCTTGTCTGACTCAATTTTTAGATCGCTCTCATACATCATCTGAGCAAGATCTTTGAGCGTGTGTTTTGGTTTCCAGCCAAGTTTTTCTTTAGCCTTTCTGGCATCTCCCTGAAGAAATGGAACTTCGTGGGGTCGATAAAGCCTAGGATCAATTTGCAAGAATTTTCTGTAGTCAAGGCGGGCAAGATCAAATACTTCTTCAAGAAATTCTTGAACTGTATGACTTACTCCAGTTGCAATTACGTAGTCATCAGCAGACTCTTGCTGTAACATAAGCCACATTGCTTCAACATAGTCGCCAGCGAAACCCCAGTCTCTCTTTGCAGACAAGTTTCCGAGCACAATCTTGACTTGCTTTCCCATCTTTATTCTTGCGGCCGCGCGCGTGATCTTTCGTGTAACAAATGTCTCGCCTCGACGCGGACTTTCATGATTAAAGAGGATGCCAGATGAAGCATGCATTCCATAACCCACCCGGTAATTTCTAATAAGATGATGAGTGAATAATTTTGCAGCCGCGTAGGGAGATGCAGGCGACATTCTAGTATCTTCATTTTTCATGGAATCCATGTTATCACCATACATCTCAGAAGAGGATGCTTGATAAAATCTAACATCAGGTAAAATATTTCTACATGCTTCAAGTAAGCGCATTGTACCCATTGCTACTGAGTCAACAGTTTCCTCTGGGACATCAAATGATGTTCTTACATGTGATTGTGCTCCGAGATTGTAGACTTCATCTGGCTTATGCTCAGAAAGCAATCTATACATGGAACCAACATCATTTAGATTTCCATACACCAGTTTAAAATTAGAATTATCGTAAAGATGATCAATGTTGGAAGTATTAATTACTGATGTTCTTCTCTTTACACCAATGACTTTATAATCTTTTTTCAGTAGAAGCTCAGCAAGATATGAACCATCTTGTCCCGTAACTCCGGTGATAAAAGCAGTTTTCATTTATTCTTGCATCCTCTTAAATTTGGATAAGTTTTTACAAAATATTCAATTGTCTCTTCTAGTCCAATTTCAAGACTTGTGTAAGCAGGATCATATCCTAAAGATCTTAATTTTAAATTATTGCTTGGTTTTTTAAACTGGCCATCTGGTTTTGATGAATCAAATTTTAAATTTCCCTTAAAGCCTATAATTTTTGATATGAGTGCCGCGAGATCTCCAATTGATATCTGTTCAGAATTACCAATGTTGATGGGCTCAGCGCTTGAATAATTTTCAGAGCACCATAGAATTATTTTTGCAGCATCTCTTGAAAAAGTAAATTCTCGCATTGGGCGACCGGAACCCCAAATAGTTACATCTGTTTTTTGTTGTTTGGCAATAAAAAACTTTTTAATAAGAGACGGAATAACATGCCCACTATTAGTGTCGTAATTATCTTGAGGGCCGTAGAGGTTATTAGGTATGACAGTGATAAAATTACAATTCCACTGCTGTCGATACGCTCTTGAAGAAACATCTAGCATTCTTTTCGCATAAGCATATCCAAAATTTGAAGCATGCGGCGGGCCGAGATGAAGTTGATCTTCAGTTAATGGGTACTGAACATAGGTAGCATCTGGGTAAATGCACGTAGAAAGAATTGATGTTAACTTGAGATCTAGCTCTTTGCACGCGTCAAGCACATTGCAATTCATTTTTATATTTTCATTAAAGAAGTCGCCAACAAAGTCTGTATTTGCTTTTACGCCTCCTACTCGTGCAGCACAGTGTATTACGCTTGTGACTTTATTGCTCTTTGCGATTTGTATGAATTTTTCTTTATCGTTGATAAGATTGCATTCTTTTGAAGAAATACCTACAGAATTCTGTTCTAATTTAAGAATTTCTGAACCTAAAAGGCCTGTACCACCCGTGATTAATTTCATTAGTCACCCTTAATAATTCTAATACTATCATCTTCAAAATGTTGTGTTGAAACTTCAAGTAATTCTGAGTCTTCAATTGCTAGCATTTGATGTCTCAGTCCGGTCTTTACATGAAAAGTTTCTCCTCTTTTTAGAAAGAATGTTTCTGCTTTTTCTCTATCATCCGACTCAGAAACTGTTATTTCCATTAAACCGCTTAAAAGATAAAAAACTTCATCTTTTATTTCATGATAGTGCCAACTACATCTCTTGCCCTTATTAAAACACAATATTTTTCCACAATATTTGTCCGTGTTTGTGATCCACAACTCTTTGCCCCATCCTTTTGGGTGTTCTTCAGGAAAAAATTTTTTAAAGCTACTCATTGAGGCCTCCTTTTTCTATTATTTTTGTGCTTGAAAATTCCGGTATTCTCTTAAAAAAATTGACTTCTACTAATTCAGATCCTATTACTTTTTTATTTATGTAATCTGATCCAACAACCATGAGAGATGCGCCAGATTTTTTAATACATTCTACAAGCTCTTCATCAGAAGAAAAAATTACAACTTCATCTACGTGTTTAATTGACTCAAGAACTCTTTTTCTATTGTCTTGACTATGAATAGGCCTGTTGGCTCCTTTTGATTTTCTCACTCTATCGTCAGAGTCGATACCAACAATCAGTTTATGACCTTTTTTCTTGGCATAGTCAAGCATCTCAATGTGACCTGCATGAATGCAGTCAAAGCATCCGTTTGTCCATACTATCATTGATGACTGATACTCCCCTTTTTTGTACGACGACTGTTGCACATTCATTTGCAAACTTTATTGCATCTTCAATTTTTACTCCATTTGCAATCTTAACTGCTAGAGCTGCTATAAAAGTATCACCGGCTCCTGAGACATCTCTTATGCTTACTTTTTTTACTTTAAAAAGCTTATTTTGAAAAACACAACCTTCTTTACCTTGCGTTATGATTAGTTTGCTAGAAATATTTTCATCAATTTCATCTTTAGATTTTTCATATTCGTATCTATTGATTTTTATGTATTTCACATTTCTACACCAGTCTCCTAAGACTTTTTTAGTATCTAAGAGAACATTTCGATGTGAAGACGAAATTTTCAAGATGTCATCTTTTGTTATAAAGCCTTTGTCATAGTCAGATATGACAACAACGTCATAACCTAAAATCTTGTCAAGAGTTTCGCTGTTAAGAATAAATTTTGAGTAACTTTTATCATTGGTATCGACTCTAACAAACATATGATTTGTTCTGTCGTCCATGTATCTTGTTTTTTTAATTGTTTCCCAGTTTGAATTAGTTAAAATGTCACATGAAACGTTTAAAGACATTATGTTGTTTTGAACATTGGCAGCCATGCCTGGATTTTCATTACTAGATAATTCTAAAAATACGGGTGCAGGTGCCTCGGGAGCAAATCTTTCAACACTACCGTAGATGAAAATATCTTTACAAGATTCACCAATTACTAGTATTTTTTTTGTCATAGTCTATCTTACAATTTCGGCAGTATCTTTTCTTACTTCGTTACGCCAATATTGTAATAAATCTAACATCGTTTTTTCAAAACTAATCTCAGGTTGCCAACCTGTGTGGCTCTTAAACTTATTTGTGTCAGGTATCTGAAGATCAGCATCAATGGGCCTAAGCCTATCCGGATCTACGACAACTTGTATGTCTTTAACTGTAGAATTTTTAAGAAGAAAATTTAACATGTCTCTTACAGAACACGTATAAGAGCCACCAATGTTGTAGTACTCGCCTGCGACAGGATTATTAGTCACAAGCATGTAATATGCTCTAACTGCATCACGAACATCTGCCCATGTTCTAAGAGAATCTAGATTACCTACTTTTAAAATAGGCGGTATCTTACCGGCTTCTATTAGCGCAATTTGCTTAGCAAATGAAGATTCAGCAAAAACATCACCTCTGCGAGGTCCTGTATGTGTAAACATTCTAGTCGTCATGACTCTCATTCCATATGCTTCAGCATAAAATCTTCCAATTAAATCAGTGCCAACTTTGGAAATTGCGTACGGTGAAGCTGGGTGAAAGTTAACATCTTCGTGAATTGGCAGTTTATCTTTTGAAACTCTTCCAAAGACTTCGGAGCTTGCGCAGACATGTACGGTAATTTTTTTAAAGTCAATTTCTGAGAGTCTAATTGCCTCTAGCAGGGCGCATGTTCCAATTATGTTGGTCTGCAAAGTCTCAAGTGGAGAGTCAAAACTAGTCTTTGGATAACTTTGAGCCGCTAAATGAAACACATAGTCTGGTTTGACTTTTTTTATAAGTGACATTAGGCTTGCAAAATCATTAAGGTCGGCATTGTGTAGTTCTATCCGATCTTTATCATTTATTCTTCGTGAGAGATGCTCAATATTTTTTGCTGGTTCGAACCATCTCATCATGCCGTGAATTTCCCAGTCCGTGTTCTCAAGCAAAAAGTCTGCTAAATGTGAGCCGACCATGCCAGTTATGCCTGTAATAATTGCTTTCAAGTTAACTCCATCAGACCATTAAGATTAAGTGCATCAAATCTCGATTTCCAGTATTCAGAAGAATTTAGATAAGATTTTGCGATAGTATTTCTCTTTTTCGATTCTTCAACATTACCAAGTTTTTGGTCAACAACGCTTAGAAATAAGTTAGCCAGCGGATTATCTTTTGTCATTCTATCACAAATGTCAGTTAGAATCATTTTTTTCTTAACAAGTCTATCTCTGTCTTTTAGCTCCAAAATTGGTGCGTAATTAATCCAATAATCAACTAGCAACCAAATATCGTGAAGCTGTTCTCTAGTTGGTATCACATTCCAGTCTCCCTCAAAAAGATTAACAAATTTTTCAACTTTATTTTTTTGAAGCTGCTCTTGTTCTCTTTGTTTCTCTCCCTGTCTAACAACAAACAATTTAGAACCATCACCCTCTTTATTCTTTTTCAAATTGATATCATCGATAAGACCCAATGAAACCATTTCTTCATAAATTTCAGTGGAAGGCAGTGGAGATAAAAGCTGTATGCCGTACCAGTCAAGTCCAACATCTTGCGCCATCTTGACAGTCTGCATCATTTGGCTCAAGGTCTCATTCGGAAAACCAATTATTAAAAATCCTCTAGTAAAAATTTGTGGGTACTTCTTTAGAAGATCTCCCACTATGTAATAGTGATGAACTTTAGACGGTTTATGAACAGCTTTTAATATAGAATCGCTTCCGGACTCTAATCCAAAAGTCATTCCAATGCAACCAGAACGTGCAGCTGACTCTATTAGAGCTGGTGTTTTTGCAGCTGCAGAGGCAATTATTCCATTTGATGCACACCATTTTATATTTAAGTTTCTATCAGCCATTTCATTAAAAAGTTGTACGGCTCTTTCTTGATCATAGAACAGATCATCATCTATCCACGTAACATGACCGATTCCATATTTTTCTTTTACTTTTGTTAGCTCATCAATAACTGACTCTATGCTTCTTGCTCTAACACCGAAACCATTAAAATTTCTTACGCTGCAGAATGAGCATCTCGCTCGACATCCTCTGTTTGACAAAATTGAAGTCGACTTTATCTGTTTGGGCAGCCACGATCTATAAGATCCGACTTCACCTAAGCTGCTATACAAGCTGAGATCTAGTGAATCATAGTCGGGTATTATGTTTAGATCATCTGCAGTTGGAGTCGCTCTAGAGTCTACAGCGACATACTCACCGTTAATAATGGTTGCTATTTGGTTTAATCTATTTAAATCGAGTTTTTTGTTTATAACATCAATAAAATCGCAAAAACTGACATCAGACTCATACAAACCTGCAAAATCAATATTATTACTTTCACCGAGTACAAATTTAGTTGCATTAGTTACATGTACACCGCCAACGATGGTAGGAATCTGAAATTCTTCTTTTGCAAAATTAGCAGTTCTTATCAACATTTCATGACCCATAGTAAACATGCATGTTAGGCCTACTAAGTCAGGTTGGAAATTATTTACAGACTGTTTTAAGCTAGACTTCCAATGATTCTCAGCAAGCTCTCTAGCAGATTCATTATCTTGAATATCACTTCGTCTGTTGATTAGGTCCAAGATTTCAAGATTAAAGTCTATGAGTTTAACCTCATATCCTCTATCTCTTAGGGCTTTACAAAGCACAGCTATTCCATAAGGTGGCCATGCGTAATATCTAGAATTTCTTGCTTGTCTTATCTCAAAGTGCTCAGTGTTAAAAGGCAGGGAATTTACTAATAAAATTTTTCGACATCCATTTTTAAAAGTTGTCTCTATCTTTCCGTAAATGGCTTTTTTAGTTTCAAGACTTTCTGGGGTTGCATTAATTTCAAGCTGTTTGAGCTTTTTTAGCATGTTGAATCCTCCAGTTAATTAGTCTTCTCTAATCCCTAGATCTTTTTTTCTCAAGTCATCAGAATAATATTTATCAAAAACTCTGCACACAATATTGGTAAATTGTCTACCTGACTCAGTGAGACGTATTTGATTTTTTTCAATGACTAAAATCTCGTCTTCTTCAAAAGTTTTTATTTTTAACATTTCGTCGCTAAAGTAGCTTTGAAAATTAATTTTATGTGCTTCTTCAATAGATGAAAAATTAATTTCAAAATAATTTCTTATTTGCTGTATTACATCTTTTCTTACGAGGTCATCAGCTGTTAATTCATGCTCTCTATAGATAGGAAAACAGTTTGACAACACTGCGCTAGTATAATCTGACATGTCATAGAAGTTTTGAAAATAAGCATTGCCAAGAGTAGACTCACTACTTATTCCGAGACCAATGATGTTGTTATACTCGCCGGGTGTAACACCCATTGAATTCCAGTAGACCTTTTTTTGATCAACTGCTTTCGCAACATCATCAGAAGGTTTAGCAAAATGATCGTAGCCAGTTCGAACATATCCTCCATCAGTTAACACATCTTGTGCAACACTAAAGAGTTCTTTTCTTTCAAAGAAGTCAGGAAGTTTAGTTGGTCTACCATCTTTGCCATCTATCATGAATTTCTGCTGAGGTGCAAAAACAGGAGAGTAATGAAGATAATTTAAGCAAATTCTTTCAGGAGAAAGTCGAACGCATTCTTTTGCTGTTAGTTTAATTGAGTCAACAGTTTGGTGTGGTAAACCACAGATAATATCAAAATTGATTCCATTCTTAAATAAGTCTCTTATCTCATGCGTAAGCAGGTCTTCAATTAACTCAACTGGCTGGATTCTATTAACGGCATTTTGGACTTTTGGATCAAAGTCTTGAATTCCAAAAGAAATTCTATTAATTCCTTTGCTGTGATAATACCTCATTTTTTGAACATCAACTCTTCGAGGATCAATTTCTATTGCAAATTCTCTCAGCCGTTTTATGTCCACAATCTTTTCAAGCTTCTGGCAAAGTATATCAAATTCTGTTTCCTCTATAAAAGTTGGAGATCCTCCGCCGAGGTGAATTTCTTTAACGTCTAATTTAATTTTATTATCAGCGAGGAAATTAGAAAAATAATCAATTTCTTTGAATAAAATTTCCATGTAGTCTTTTACTTTTTGATAGTCATTGGTAATAGACATATGACACGTACAGAAATAACAAAGCTGTTGGCAGTACGGCATGTGCACATACAGCATTGATGATAGCTTATTCTGTTTGCTTAGTGTGATGAGTGAGTTCTTAAATCCAATATCATTTTTATTTTGACTCCAAAATCTTTTATGTGGGTAATGAGTATACATGAACGCGCTGTGCTCATATTTCTTAGCTAGCACTGTCAGTCTAGTCTTTTCAAGTCTCTCGTCACTGCTCTTAAACAACATAGCTATCTCCCACTAAAAATCGACTTATAGTTAATTTATTCCGATAGAGAAAAATGTGCAAAAGTCATCTTAAGTTAATTTCTCTTCTTTTTGCATTTTGACCAATAGCAAAATTCGATCCCTTTGCAATGTAGCAGAAGGAATGCCATGGTCTCGATCTTTCTGAGGTATTTGGATAAGAACCATGTACACAATGACCATGAAGAAATACAACTGATGATTTAGAAATTTCTAGGTCGACTTTTTCAGTCTTAAAATCATCTGGTAGAGTACAATTACTACCTGGGTTTTTATCGTGGTCTTCTCTAAAACTTTTTTGAGGTTGAGCGTCCAATAATCCCAACTTATGCGAGCCAGGATATACAAAAATTGTGCCATTTTTTACATCTGTATCTCTAAGAAACCAGTTAGCTGTTATATAGTTGCCATGCTTATCACCAGGATACCAGCCATCTTGATGAATACTCCATGCTTGACTCGCGTATCTAGAGTATGCTTCTTTAAAGATAAACTGGCTGCTTAAGCCTATCATTTCTTTGCCCGATAAACTCTCTAACGCAGAGACTAGCTTAAAATTTTTCATAGCTGATAAAAAATAGTTGCAAGTTTCTTCTATTTCTTCTAATGTTATATTTGATTTTGGTCTCTCGTCTTGTGCTATTAAATCTTCATAACGGTCAGGATTAACAATTGCAGCGAAGTCAATATTTGCATGTCTTCTTATTAGTCTATTGCACTGATCAGCATCATCTTTAGTAAAGATATCATCTACGACTAGAAAGCCATTTTCATGAAAAAAATCAATCTGCTGTTTTAACATAATCCTCTTGCTAATTTATTACGCTGATTTCATTTGAAATATTTTGTTTATCAAGATGACTTAAGTTACAGGCATACATAATCAATAATTTCTCAAGATATGGGCTCTCAAAAGAAGATATTTTGATTATACCACTCTAGTGTCTTTTTTATACCTTCTTCAAGAGATACTTTCGGTGTCCATCCAAAGATATTTTTAGCTCTGTTGCAATTTAAATAAAGAGATGTTGGCACTGAGGGCTTGGAAAGGTCGTGTTCAATCTGTAGATTTTTTCCTGAAGCTTTTACTATCTTTTGAACCAAGTCTTTAATTTTGATTCCTTCTCCTAAACCAACATTTACTAGCTCATATTGTGTAGACTGTTTTTGCAGTGCAATCTCAACAAAACTTAAAAAGTCATCAATATGAAGCAAGTCTCTTTGTTCTTCTCCTGTACCCCACACAATTATCTTGTCATCTTTTGATGACATAACTTTTGTGACTGTAGCTCCAAAAACGTGTGATTTCTCTAGGTCAAACTTATCATACGATCCATAGAGATTTGAGTGTCTAATGACAGTATGCTTAGTTTTCCCAATTCTTGAATAGAACTCACACATTTTTTCTAGGTAAACTTTCGTATGACCTGCTCCATAGTAAAAAGGTAAAATTTCATCTGATGGATTATAGTCATCTTCAGAAATTGCGGTGGCTGATTTCTGATACATTATTGTGCAGCTTGGAAATACAAAATGTTCTACGCTCTGTTCGAAGGCTTCTCTTAACAACAAAGAATTCATTATTGCATTGTCAGTTACATGAATATAGGGTTTAGCAACAATATCTTTTGCGCCTGACGTTGTTGCTGCAAATTGTAGAACAACATCAACTCCTTTCATGATTGACTTTACAGAATTATGGTCTCTTAGATCGCACTTTACCCATTCGACATTTTCATAACCTTTGGGTGCGGTTCTAGAAAAATGAGTTGCTCTAATTTTATAGATGTCTTTCTTGACAAAGAAGTCAAGTAAATTTCTACCAATAAAGCCAGTAGCACCACAAATTAGCATTAGCTTTTTATTTTCTTCCATCTAAAACCAGCCGCTTTTCTTTATTTAAAAATGCATTATAGATTTCATCTAGAACAAAGTTTATATCCATCGCGTTTTCTTTTTCAAGACTTGTCTTAATATTAGTTGGATATACATCAAGAATATGAATTCTTTCATTCTCAGATGAAAAACTTTGAGAGAATCCTCTTAGCCCCCATTTCGTAGCTGAGTATAAAGTTCTTTTTGGCTTTATTTCTAGACCAACCATTGAGTTTATATTGATAACACAATTTAATTGATCAACTAGACCATGAGTAAGAAGAATAGGGGCAAGCAAATTAACACTTGTCATATCAACTATCTCGCCCTGACTATACTCATGTAGCTTCTTTCCTGGGCATGTAATAGCTGCATTATTGACTAATACATCAATTTTATTTTCTTTTGCAAGACAAATTAGTCTGTTTAAATCGTTTAAATTAATTAGATTAAAGTGATTTTTCCCATTGTGTTTTAGAACAAAATGACCTTCGTCTTCAAACTTTTTTGACAAGTATTTGCCTAGTCCTGAACTCGCGCCTGTAACTAGAATTCTATTCATTTAAACTTTTTCTTTCAAGATCTTAAATGTGTCAAGTCCTGTATTTGCTTCTTGAATATTTTTCACATACCAATTAACAGTCTCTTCTATACCTTGTCTAATTGTTATCTTTGGTGTAAAACCTAATTTTTGTGCACGCTTAGTATCAAAAATTCTCTTAGCATCACCTGTCGGTTTAGATAGATCCCACTCTACATCAACCCCAGCTATCTCAGCAACACAGTCTGCAACTTCTTTTATTGTAACTCCGTTCCCAGATCCCAAATTTAAGGGATCTGTTATCTTATTTTCAACTGCGAAGATCATACCTTCTGCAACATCTTTTGCATGAATAAAGTCTCTTACAGCTGATCCGTCACCCCAGACAGAAAGCTTTCGATTTGAAAATGCTTTTCTAATTAATGATGGTATGACCATTGAGCTTTCAAGATCAAAGTTATCATATGGTCCATAAACATTAGCAGGTCTCACAATGCTACATTTGCCTTCACCAAATTGTTTTTCATATGCTTGACACTGAAGTTCACCCATTCTTTTTGCCCACCCGCCAAACCAATCGTTTTTAGAAGGCTGAGAAGACCAAACATCATCTTCATGAAAGACTTCGGCTGGTGCATAAACACCTACTGTGCTTGTATACAAGTACCATTTTATATTTGCTTGCATTGCTGCTTCTAACATGTTTGTATTAAACTGAAGCATGGGGCCCATAATGTCAGCAGGTCTTTCAATGCACACTTTTGGCGAGCATTTAATTCCAACTAAATTAAAGACGTAGTCAATATTTTCACATATTTTTTTACATGAATTAAAGTCTCTGAGGTCAACATTGACAAATTCTACACCTTTTACATCAGGGGCTTGTCTAATGTCGGCAACTCTAATATTTGCTCTCCTCTTTTGTAGAAGGTCAACAAGATGCCTGCCAATCATCCCATTCCCACCAGTAACTAATACTTTCTTGTTTTCAAACATTATCAATCTCCTGAGAAAATTTAAGACAAATTTTTTCAATATCATCATCATTGACGTCAGAATGATTGCCAATGTAAAGACCGAAATCATGTACATGATTGACTGTTTCCAAATTTCCTACAATTTTGTGAGTAAACTTTTTTAGATATGGTTGACGTGCTTGATTACCTCCGCCGGCTGTGCCTTTTCTGTATTCAATTCCTTCGCTGTCAAGAATATCACATATCTTTTTAAAAGCATCTTCATTTGGTCTACGCAAAATTAGGGGCAGAGAGAAATTACTACTTCCCAATGTATCAAACTCTGTAATGAATGTTCTAGAGTCAAGCTTGGAAAGCCAACTCATAAGATTATTAGTTCTTTTTTGTATGGTGGAATCTAGGTGCTTTAATTGTTCTAAACCGATTACTGCATTTATCTCTGTGCTCCTCATGTTGAATCCAGGAACTACGAAAGTGAACAGAGGATTTAGAGATGGATTTTCATTTGAGTATTTCGCTTTATTTTCTTCGTCAAGCTCACGAATCATACCGTGAGATCTGTATAGTTTAGCAAGATCATAAAGCTCTTTATCATTTGTGCAGATCATTCCACCCTCAATTGTAGTCATATGATGACCGAAGTAGAATGAAAAATTTGATATATCACCAAGAGTTCCAACTTTTCTTTCATTGAATGTTGCGCCATGTGACTCACAGCAATCTTCAATTAACATCAAATTGTATTTTTTTGCAATTTCAATAATTTTATTATTTATGCCATTAAATCCTAGCGTATGAACTAAAACTATTGCTTTTGTATTTTCTGTTATTGCCTCTTCAATATTTTCAGCAGTAATTGCTAAATTTTCCATTGAGACGTCAACAAACACGGGAGTCATGCCGAGATTTACGACGGCAGCGATATCAAAGACCCAACCAAGAGGAGGTACAATTATCTCGCCTGCACCTTTTACGTCTCGGCAAATTGCAGTC